ATTGCTCTTTTCATAGGTCTTGCCCCATAACTTTCATCATATCCAATTTTTGCAATGTACTCAACTAAACTATCGTCATAATTAATCTTGTACTTCATATCTTCAAGACGTTTCATCAATTTTTTAAGTTCGATATCCGTAATCTTTTTGATATCTTCTTGAGAAAGTGAGTTAAAAACAATAGTATCGTCAATACGGTTGATAAACTCAGGAGAGAAGAAGTTCTTCATCTCTTTCATCAAAATGTCTTTTTTTGCCTCTTCATTACTGTAAGAGTTTGTACCGAATCCAATACCCGTTCCAAAGTCCTGTAATTTTTTAACCCCAAGGTTTGAGGTTAAGATAATTAAGGTATTTTTGAAGTTAATCTTTCTACCTAAACTATCTGTAACGTGACCATCGTCCAAGATTTGAAGTAATACAGTGAATACATCTTTGTGAGCCTTTTCAACCTCATCAAATAAAATTACTGAATATGGTTTGTTTTTAACTTTTTCAGTTAACAATCCACCTTCTTCGTATCCAACATAACCTGGAGGGGCTCCAACCAATTTAGATACGGTGTGTTTCTCTTGGTATTCGGACATATCCACACGAATTAATGAATCTTCGCTACCAAACATTTCCTTAGCCAATTGTTTTGCCAAGTGAGTTTTACCAACACCTGTTGAACCAAGGAACACAAATGAACCAATCGGACGGTTCGGGTCTTTAATACCCAATCTATTTCTTTTGATAGATTTAGCCACTTTAATAACAGCGGCGTCCTGACCGATTACGGTACCAACAATGTGTTTATCCAAGTTCAACAAAGCTTTGGTATCATCAACAGACATTTTGTTTACAGGAATTTTGGTCATGTTTGAAACAACATCGTACACATCCTCTAATGTAACTTTTTGTTTGTCTTTTGACATCTGTTCTTCAAACTTACGTTTTTCATCCTCCAATTTATCCAATACCTTTTTCTCTTTGTCTCTTAACTGAGCAGCTTGTTCGTAGTTTTGTTTCTTAACAACATCAATTTTTTGTTGTTTGATTTCAGCCGCTTTACGTTTTAACTCTTCAACAACTTCAGGAACTTTAAGTTCTGTTTGCATACGAGCTCCAACTTCATCTAAGATGTCAAATGCTTTATCAGGGAACTCACGGTCCGTGATATAACGGTCTGCCAACTTAACACAAGTTTCAATAACCTCGTCAGAATACGTGACTTTATGATAAGACTCATATTTGTCGCGAACGTTTTTCAAGATTTGAATTGTCTCAACAACTGTTGAAGGTTCAACCACAACTTTTTGAAACCTACGTTCTAACGCTCCGTCTTTTTCAATATTCTTACGGAACTCATCCAATGTGGTGGCACCAATTACTTGGACTTCACCACGAGCAAGTGCGGGTTTAAAAATGTTTGAACCATCCATAGAACCTGCAGAATTACCAGAACCTACAAGGGTATGGATTTCATCAATGAATACAATGATGTTAGGATTTGCTTGAAGTTCTTCGATAATTACCTTCATTCTCTCTTCAAATTGTCCACGGTATTTTGTACCAGCAACAACAGAAGTTAAGTCAAGATTGACTAAACGTTTATCCAAAAGATTACGTGGACATTCACCACTAACAATCTTCATCGCCAAACCTTCCACAATTGCGGTCTTACCACAACCAGGTTCACCAACGATGATTGGGTTGTTCTTTTTTCTACGAGATAAAATTTGAGCTATTCTCAAAATCTCTCTGTCACGTCCAATGACAGGGTCCAATTTACCTTCCTCAGCAAGTTTATTCAAATCTCGACTGAAGTTGTCTAACACAGGAGTCGTACTGTCGCCAGTCGATTTCTGTTTCTTACTCATCATTTTGTCGTCATCGTCCATTAAGTCGTTCATATGTTTCTAATTTTTTACAAAGTAATATCAAATATTGGACTTCTCCAAATCTTTTGACAAATTGTCAGGTTATAATTATTTTACCTGACATCTTGACATTAAGATTCAGTTGGTATATTATTTGAATACCACAAAGGTAATTAATAAATCTGAATTAAAAAAATAAAATTATGTTTGGAAACAGAAAAAACTACAATGACATCTTTAGAGCGTTTGATGAAATGTTCTCTCATTTTGATTTAACCCAAGGGGAATGGAAATCGCAAAGTAGAGTATCTGATGATGGTACAATAAAAGTAACAACTTATTATAGAGGAGGAGACTCATCTAAAGAAACAGGAGGATTAGAATCTTTAAAGTATCAACTTGAAAGAGCAATTGAGAACGAAGATTTTGAATCGGCAGTTAAACTTAGAGACCAAATCAAAGGATTTGAAAAAAATCAAAAATCTATTGAGAAACTTGAATTGGAATTAAAGAAGTCAATTGAAAACCAAGAGTTTGAAAAATCAATTGAGCTTAGAGACCAAATTAAAAACTTGAAAAAGTAAAATTAAACCCTCGACATATCGGGGGTTTTTTATTTTGAGTAGTTAAGTTTATCAAAATCTTCTCCAAATAATTCAATAATAATATCTTGAATTTTTGGTGTTATTAAAGATAGATAATCAACATTCAATCCTTGTGAATTTATTAATGGTAAAGTTTTAATAGGTAGATTTAAAAAATTTTCTAATTCACTTATATCATCAATTATGTTTTCTAACTTAAAATATTTTACGTCCATCCCCAAATCATTCCAATCAAATTGTTTATCATAAAATCTGGTCCCACCCCAACTAATACCATTATTAATTGTGTGATTAACAAATGACGAATCACCATAAAAATTATCAATAAAATTATTTGTTTTTTTTGATTCCAATAAATGGTTTGAAAATTGTTCTAAAGTATAATCTTTAAATTTAACAGAGAAGTTTTGAGGGATAATTTTTTTTTGAAAGTAAAAAGACGAGACGTACCGATGATATGGGTTTCTGGTAATTTGTATTATTCTATATTCGTCTAAATTATTGATATTGTAGAAATCCACAATTTCACTTAACCTTAAATGTATTTGGGGGTAATTTGTTTTTTTAGAGTCTTTAGAAAAAAAGTAACCATGTTGCTCCAATAAGACTCGTATAGAATTTGATGCGGTTTTGGGCGGCATCAAAACAATAAGTTTTTTAGTTTTGTCTATCATATTTTTCAAATAATGATTCCTCAACCCAATCTACAATCAAATGTATTCTGTCAGTACTTCCAAAATTTTCAACCGAGTGCATTTTTTTATCGTTGTTGATTTCCCACATCTCACCAATCTTTAAATTTCTTTTATCATCACCGACAGTAAAGAAACATTCATCATTAGTTTGAATTGGGATATGGATTCTTCTACAAACAACTAAACTAAACCCTACGGTATCAACGTGAGGTCTAATTAATTTACCTGCCGTTAATTTAACCAATAGGGCTCTCATAATTTTTCCACTTTCACCAGTGTTTGATTTAATTTGCTCTTCTATTTTTGAAATTTCGTCAATAAACAATGGATAATTTTCGGTTGGAATAATTTTTAAATGGTTAAAATTAAAAGACTTGTCAAAAATTATTGGTATTGTTTTGGTGTATAGATGCTCTGTACCCCATTTATTCTGCCTTTCGGTGTATTCATCCCAATCCAAATTATTATCAGTAATGATTTTTATGATTGGGTCAACATCAATTTTACCGTGTAAAAGAAAAGTATCGGTGTAGTCCATATTTATTAAATATGAAACCGTTTGAGAAATTTTTAGCAACGGCCTCTATACTAAGAGAGCTATTGGATATATACTTGGAATTGAGGCAACACTTACAAGAGTTGGGATTCAGCGAGTCCCAATTGGATAACCCACCAACGTATACAACTAAGATGATGAATCTACAGGAAAGGTTTCAAAATAGATTCAATAAAGTTATACAGTTGGTTCATGACTATGGATTTGACGCAACCAAAAAAGAAGTACAGGATTATGTAATGCCACTTCTAATGAAAATAAACGAAATAACGCCACTTAAAGATGGGGATAGTAAAAGAGACGATTCAGGGAACGAAGATTATTAACGAGATAAAATCTTCAAACATTAAAAAAAGCGAATACGACACCGAGACAAAAAAACTTGTTGTTGAATTCAATAACGGATTTAAATATGAATATGATGAAGTACCTCACCAGATTTATACCAAATTCAGAATGGCAGAATCTCAAGGTAAATTCTTTACCACCGATATTTCAAAAGCGTTTAAGTACAAAAAACTATAGTATTTATATAAATGAGTAAATTCCAACAAATTCTTAATAGTTTTTCGGTAAAAAAAACATTAAACCCTAAAGTTTGGGAAACACCTAATGACCCCGAAAAGGCAACAATGGTTCCTAAAGTTAGGAAAGCTCTTATGCGAATTTCCGAAGAATTTATTAATTATTTAGGTGAGGATGTATTTGTTGAGGACATTGTTTTAACAGGTTCTTTGGCCAATTTTAACTGGTCCGAGTTTTCGGATTTTGATTTACACATTATTGTTGACTTACAACAATATGAAGATGAGGCTCCATTGTATAAAGAATTATATAATTTAAAAAAACAAGTTTTTAATGATAAACACGACATCAAGATTTACGGATATGATGTTGAGTTATATGCCCAAGATAATGAAGAGCCTCATTTTGCCACAGGAGTTTATTCAGTAATGAATGATGAGTGGGTTACAAACCCAAAAAAGTTTAAAACGAAATAGATAAATCAGTTCTTGAAAAGAAAATTAAAAACTGGACCGAAAAAATTGACAAGGTTTTAGATTCGGAAGAATCTGAAGATAATCAAAAACTAATCGATTCCATTAAAGAAAAATTGAAAGATTATAGAAAATCTGGATTAGAAAAAGAAGGAGAACTTTCGTATGAAAATTTGGTTTTTAAATTCTTAAGAAGGTCAGAACATATTCAAAGATTGTTTGATAGTTCAAATAAAGCCTTGGATAAAGAATTGTCTGTTGAGAGAAAAATAGAAGAGTAACCTTCATTACTTTAAATAAATGTGAATAATCGTATATTTATAAAGAAAAAATTAGATGGCGCTTAATTATTATATAGCTTCTTCGTGTAGTTCGTCTACGAACTATTACATAAAGATAGAAACAGACTTAATAGAGGGAAAAATTTATGACCTTGTAATTCCTGGTGCCAACGGTTGTTATACAATTGCACCTGGATTTGATACTCCATTAGCCTTTACGGCAACAATATTTAATGGACCATGGAATACTTGTATTGAATGTTTAGGAGACGTAACTCCAACCCCAACAGCGTCTAACACTTCAACACCAACACCTACCACAACTCAAACACAAACACCAACTAATACGGCAACTAAAACACCAACACCTACACCAACAAACACTCAAACACCAACAAACACGGCAACTAACACTCAAACGCCAACAAATACGGCGACCACAACAAATACACCAACACCAAGTGTAACAAATACTCAAACTCAAACGCCAACAAACACGGCAACTAAAACACCAACACCAAGTATTACCGCGTCTCCAACAGGAACTGCGGGAGTAACACCAACACCAACTGGAACTCCAGCATCTACACCAACATCTACACCAACTCCAAGTGTAACTATTGGATTTGTTATTGAAGTAAACCAACAATATCAATACACTATTGGTATGTTAGGGTCATTTAGTGGAGGTACTGCACCATCTGGTTCTACAGTACCATATTCAGTTATGACAAGTGAAGATGGTGATGAGGTTATTGTCCAACTAAACGCAATATCTTTAGGAGGATTCCAAGGATTAAACAACTAAAGTAAAAATAAATAAATCGTAATATGGGAGATTTAAAACCAATTGGTAGTGAAAAATTAACTGGCCAAGATAAATTAAAAAGAATCATGGAAATTGCACGTTTTAACGAAGTAGTTCCATCGAATATAAATGAAACTGCCAAAACTGAATATTCTATCGGTCTTGCAGACGGCAACAAATATGAAATTGTTAAAGAAAGACAAGGATATATTATTAAAAAAACTATTTCCGAATCTGAAACTGAGTACATTGAGCCAATGAAAAATAGAAAATACTATTCTTCATATTCTCAAGCATTCAAAAGATTAAATTTAGTTGCTGGAGAATTAAACAGACTTAATGAAAATGAAGAAGGTATTTCTTTATTTGGAGAACAAAAAAAGTTTGTCTTAAAAACTCCTAAACCTAAGGCGGAACCAGCTCCAATGGCTGAAATTCCTGCGGCACCACCAGCGGTACCTGCACCAGCTTTACCACCATCACCTAATGCAGAAATGCCTGCGGTAGAAGATGAAATGGATTTAGACATGGGTATGGAAGACATGGGACCTGAAGGAGATGTTGAAGTTGATGCGGAAATGGATATTGAATCACCTGAAATGGACGGAGAAGAAACAGTAACTTTTAGAACAATTCAAAAACTTACAGGAAAGTTAACTCAAAAAATCAGAACTTTAGATAACCAAGAAGGAATGACATCTGAAGATGTGAAGTATGTTATCAACATGGTGATATCAGCATTAGACCTTAAAATTTTATCTGAAGAAGACAAAGAAGACATCTTAGCAAAATTTGAAGAAGATGCTGAAGATTTAGGCGGTGATGATATGGATGGAGAAGATTTTACAGATGATACTGAAGTTGAAGACATCCAAGCGGGTATGGATATTCCAGTTGAAAGTGAAATGGATGAAGAAGATTACGGAAACGGGGCAATTATTGACAGTATTTTTTCGGAGTCACCAGTAGATAAAGTAATTTCAAAATATTTTGAATTAACTAAAAAAGAAATTCTTGAAAACAAAGAAAGACATGCTAATAAAAAACTTGCGGTTGTTTCTGAAGTTAGAAAACAAATGAAATCCGTTATCAAACTTACTGAAACAGTTGAACAAGAATTAGCTGCTCAAAAATTTTTAGAAGAAAACATCTCAGCTAAAATTGTTGGAAAAACTAACAAGAAAAATTTGGTGTTTGAAAATAAAGGAAAAGAAGTAAAAATATCACCTGAAGGATTATTAGTATGAGTCAATTGATATACGTAAATGGTTTAGGACCCAATTATAAAGGGGACAATCTTTACGAGTTCATTTTCTCTAATAGTCTTGATGTGTGGGGAGATTCTTGGGAAAGTAAACCGTCAAACGGTTATCCTAGTCCTCCTGAAATACAATATATCAAAAAGGTAGGAGTTCTGAGGAATACTGATGTAAAATTGGAATTGATTCAGAACTCCGATTTTTTTTGTATGATAGATGCGATGGATGATGTTGTTGCATTAGCCTGGGAAACAGAAGAATTAGAAAATCAAAAAAGAATGGTTTTTAGATTCGGAATGTCAGAACAAGAAATAAAAGACAAACTCTACGAGAGAGATTTGATATTAGAATTCGAAAAGAAAGTAGTATATGAAAATTAATAAAAAAGCCCTTGAGTTAATTGAAAAGGGATTGTCATCAAAAACTGTTAGTAAGTTAACAGAATCACAAGTCGAAACTCTTCATACAAAATTGTTCATATCAGAACAAGTTACTGAAATACCCGCTAAAAAAACTTATAAAGTAGGTCCTAAAGGTGGTAAAATAGGTAATGTTGTTGTTTCACAAGACCCTAACACAAAAGAAGTTATGGTTACTGCGGAAGAGGGTGAAATGAAAGAAACTGAAACAGATGATGTTACAGACAAAAACGCTTTAGGTGCAGACGCACTACAAAATCTTACAGGTCAAGAAGCCCCTCATGATGCTAATGATATGGCGCCTGATGGAATGGATGATGATTCGGATGATAACAGAAATATGATGGGAATGTCTGAAGCAAAGAAAAACAAACCAAACCCATGGGCTATTTGTCATTCCCAAGTTGGACCAAAAAAATCTAGAAAATGGGAAAGATGTGTAAAAGAAGTAAAAAAACAGTTGGGAGAAGGAAAAAATCCTGTATCTTTGTTTATTGAATCTCAAATCATGAAAATAGTAGAAAAAAACTTACCACCAAGAATCACCAAGGGTGATTTGATAAGACATTTGTCTGAACAAGGTCCTGCCACGGCACCAACAAAACCAGCAACAAAACCAACCACAAAACCAGGTACAAGACCAAGACCAAAACATCCTGGTCAAAATCCAAATCCTGGAGTAAACCCAGCACCTAAGGCAGGAAAGATTTCTCCTGAAGAGGCTAAGGATAAAGTGATTGACGTAATTTTAAACCTATTGAAAAAATAAAATGGCAAAGATTAAAGAACAAATAAATTACGGGGACAGACCTGAAAGAATGGACCCAAGGTTAGAAAGAAAATTAGCTAGCCCTGAAAGTTTATACGCTCAGAATCCTGCCATGAAAAAGGGTGCACAGGATGTACAAAGATTAGTTAGTTCAAGATTTGGAAAAGTTGCGGACAAATTAAAACAAGTTACAGGTATAGAAGATATTAGTTCTCAACAAGTTCAAGGTATGGTTTACCAAGAAATGATGAGAAAACTTCCTGCAATTATGAGAATTGAAGCAGCACATAGAGAAGAGTTGGAAGATTTAGCAAAGGAGGCTTCATTAGAAGAAACTGAGGTTCCTGAGGATTGGTTTGAAATTGAGGCCAGATTGAATAGAGATGGTATCGATACTTCTGACTTTAGATATCAAGAAGAAAAACCTGAGAAAAAAGAAAAACCTGAGATGCCAGAAATTCCATCGTTCGATGTTGAAGATTTGACCGACGAGGAAATTTTAGAATTAGAAAAACATAAGAGAAATATCATCAACGCAATTGTTCAAGGAGCCGCAAAGAAAGGACATTATATTTTTCAAAAACCTGATGTCAAAGCAAGATTAGACGCAATCAACCCTTCTTTGTACAGAGATTATTTGGGTATTATGGCAATCAACGATTTCATGTATTTTAGTATGGAACAAATGATTGAAATGATGAGTCAAAGTGGTCAAGGTGTTGCTGGAAAAGTTAAACTTGAAGACAATGATGATGAAGAAGAAAGTGGCGATGATGAGGGTGGAGAATCTTCAAACACTAAAATTATTGCCGACGGTATGATTTTTCCTATCCTATGTCATGAAATTATTAAAGGTATTGAAGAAGCAAAAGGTAGATATGGATTACCTCAAGACCCTGAAATGGCTCAAAGAGTTATGGGTCAAACAGACCTCCTGTCAAACGAACCTATGCAACTTAGAATAGGTCCTGAGATTGTTGAAAAAATCAGGTTTGCATTACCTGATGAAATGTATTCAGAATCAAACAAGGGCCTGATAAACTGGTTTCACACTGTATTATACCAGATACCAGCCGAAGAGTTTTTAGAATTAATCGGACTTGCAATTTCAGAGGATGAATCAAAAGTTAGAAAAGCGACTTCAAAATTCAAAGAAATTATGAGAGAAGCTCAACAACTTAAAACCGAGTACGACGACTACAAACAAAGTAATGACGATGAAGAAATGAGTGATTTCTTAGGTAGTTTAGGACCTGGTGATTCAGACGATGATGACGAGGACGATGGACTTGATGATTTCTTTAGCGGTTTAGGTATATCGAGACCTAAATAACTAAATGTGTGACTAAAGAACAATTAATTATAGAATATACGAAGTGTATGAGGAGTACTCCTTACGCACTTCGTACTTATTTACAAACATACGACAACACAGTCTCTAAGTATGTTCCATTGGATTTATTTCCAGACCAAGTTTCCCTATTAGAAGATTACGAAAACTACAACGAAAACATCGCCTTGAAGTATCGTCAGGCAGGTGTATCTACAGTTACAGCCGCTTGGGCGTCAAAAAAACTTGCATTTGCAAGAAAAGAAAAACCTGAAAAAATTCTAATCATTGCCAACAAGTTGGATACCTCCATGGAGATGGCAAATAAGGTTAGAAGTTTTACAGAACAATGGCCTGCTTGGGTTGGTATTGGATTCTCTGTAGAAAAAAATTCACAAAGACATTTTAAACTTAACAACGGATGTGAAGTTAAGGCGGTTGCAACTTCAAAAGATGCTTTGAGGGGATATACCCCAACCATCCTTATTTTTGATGAGGCGGCGTTTATCGAGGCTGACGGAGATTTCTGGTCAGCGTGTATGGCCTCACTATCAACGGGAGGTAAAGTTATTGTTGTATCCACACCAAACGGTTACGACCCAATCTATTACGAAATTTATGACCAAGCCTTACGAGGTATGAACGATTTCAAAATCTCTGAAATGTTTTGGTTCAGAGACCCTCGATATACAAAAGACCTTTACATGGTTAAGACAAATGATTTAGTTCATTATCTATTGAACAGGGAAGATTATCCAGTTGATGTTTTGATAGACTTATCTATGGATAATCCATATGAGAGAGACCATAGTGTTGTAAAAAATTATGTTGAGCAAGGGTACAAACCGTGTTCTTCATGGTTTGAGAGTATGGTAAAAAAACTTAAATACGATAGACGTAAAGTGGCTCAGGAGTTGGAATGTAATTTCTTGGGTTCAGGGGATAACGTATTTGATTCTGAGTTAATGCAGAATATTTCTAAAAATCAATTAAGAGACCCTCAAGCAAAATTGATGGGTAATTCCTTGTGGATTTTTAAAGAACCAGTTAATGGACATAAGTACGTAATGGGTGTCGACGTTTCAAGAGGAGATTCAGAAGATTTTTCATCAATAGAAATTATTGATTTTGACGATAGAGAACAAGTTTTTGAATATGTTGGAAAAATACCTCCAGATATATTAGCTGAAATTGCCTACAAGTGGGGTACAATGTATAATGCTTATTGTGTAATTGATATTACAGGTGGTATGGGAGTTTCAACCGCAAGAAAAATGCAAGAACTTCAATACGAAGGGGGATTATATGTTGATGGTGTTGATACAACAAACAAATGGAAATGGGACCCAAAAATTAATGACAAAATACCTGGTATTAATTTTAACACAAAAAGGGTTCAAATTATTGCCGCATTTGAGGAAGCGGTTAGACACGGGTTTAAAATATATTCTCATAGAACTTACAACGAGATGAATACTTTTGTTTACATAAACGGAAGACCTGACCACCAAAAAGGACAACACGATGACTGTATAATGGGTTTATCTATGGCAATATACATTGCAGAAAAATCATTTGCATCTTTAAGTAAAGTTGTTAATCATACAAAGGCAATGTTGAATTCATGGTCTACTGTTATGAGTGAAAATAAAAACACGTCAGAATTTTTTAATCCGATGGTTCCCCAAATGGGAAGAGACCCCCACCTTACGAATAACGGGGCGTCCAAAGCCGATTACCAAAAATATGGATGGTTATTTGGTGCCAAATAACTATTTATATTATCAAGGTAATAAGTAAACTTATAATATGGCAGAACAGAATATGACGGTTTGGCAACGACTGTCACAAACATTTGGACCGAACTCACTTTTACAACAGGATTATCCAACATTCAAGTTTGATAAAAAGGAACTTCTACGCACAAAAAGTAGAGAAGAATACGAGAAAGAAAAACTTCAGGCACAACAAACTTATTATCTTACTAATCAGTGGACAAAGGTAGAAAACAACCTTTATTCACAAGCAATTTATTATGAACCAACAAGATTATCGGCTCAGTATGATTATGAATCAATGGAGTATACTCCTGAGATTTCTGCCGCATTAGATATCTACGCTGAGGAATCAACAACCACTAATGAAGATGGATTCATCTTACAGATATATTCAGAATCAAAAAGAATTAAAGGTGTGTTGGCCGACTTATTTAACAACGCCTTAGACATCAACACCAACTTACCAATGTGGACTAGAAACACTTGTAAGTACGGTGATAACTTTGTTTATTTAAAATTAGACCCTGAAAAAGGGATTGTTGGAGTTCAACAATTACCAACAATTGAAATTGAAAGACATGAGGTTGGTGCAAGTGGAAAAATTGCAACAGACGTAAATCAAGAAGTTGATAAGGATAGAAAGGCTCTACATTTTACTTGGAAGAACAAAAACATGGAATTCCAATCATGGGAAATTGCTCACTTTAGATTATTGGGTGATGATAGAAAACTTCCTTATGGTACTTCTATGTTGGAAAAAGCAAGAAGAATTTGGAAACAACTTTTATTATCAGAAGATGCGATGTTGATTTATCGTACATCAAGAGCACCCGAAAGAAGAATGTTCAAGGTATTTGTTGGAAATATGAATGACGATGATGTTGAAGCATATGTACAACGTGTTGCCAACAAATTTAAAAGAGAACAAATTGTAGATAGTAAGACAGGTAACGTGGATATGAGATTCAACCAAATGGCGGTTGACCAAGATTACTTCATCCCTGTACGTGACCCAGCGGCACCAGACCCAATCACAACATTACCTGGTGCGACTAACCTATCTGAAATTGCCGATATTGAATATATCCAAAAGAAACTATTAACAGCTCTTCGTGTACCTAAGGCGTTCTTAGGATTTGAGGAAGTTGTTGGTGACGGTAAAAACTTAGCACTACAAGACATTAGATTCGCTCGTACAATTAACAGAATCCAAAAGAGTATGTTAGCGGAGTTGAACAAAATTGCAATCGTTCACTTATTTTTATTAGGATTTGAAGACGAATTATCAAACTTTACAATAGGATTAACAAATCCATCAACTCAAGCGGATTTATTAAAAATTGATGTTTGGAAAGAAAAGGTATTGTTATACAAAGATTTGGTTGCTGACCCAGGAAACGGTATTCAGGCAACTTCATCTACATGGGCTAAGAAACATATCTTTGGTTGGTCTGATGAAGAAGTTCGTCTTGACTTACAACAACAAAGAATTGAAAGAGCGGTTGGGGAAGAACTTAAGGCAACACCTACGGTTATTACCAAGACAGGTTTATTTGATAATATTGATAAACTTTATGGAAGTGCAACAGGTGCAACACCAAGTGCAGGAGCGGCAACAACTCCTGATGGAGGTGAAGAATTGGCACCACCACCATCATTTGGTGGAGGTGATTTAGCAGGAGGAGAACCTCCATTACCTGAAGCCCCACCAGCTGAAGCTCCACCAGCAGGAGGAGAAGTAACACCAGAATCAAAAATGAAAGACCTTAATATTTTGGTTGAAAATAATCTAATTGAGGGGGCGGAAATGATAAATTTAGGTCACGGACAAGATTCTTTAGGAGAAATTTCAAAAGAATTGGATAAGTTATTAAATTCATAATATTTATTTGAAAAAGAACAAAATGACCTTTGGAGCCGTAAAATCCCTTATTGAAAAAAATCTTTTGGAGTCCTACAAAAATGAAAAGGAATTCAAGAAGACATTGAGAGAATTCAAACACAATGTTTTGAGTAATAAATCTATGTCTAAGGCGTATACTATATACGACCAGTTGAGTACTCCACAAGGATTAAGTGAACAGGATGCAAAATATTTTATTGAAGAAGGGATTAATATTTTGAACAAAGTTTTACCAACGGTAAAATTACCGTCAAACGTTTCTGAAAAAACTGAAAATAATTATTCGGATATTGATACTTTAGTTTATAGCCAAAGAATTAATTTAATTGAAAGGGTTAATGCTAAAAAGAACCTAATTAAAATTTTAACGTCTAACAAAGAATCAATTAAAGAAAGTGTAAACATTCCAATAAGTTCTATGGTTACAGTTGCAAACCAAACCATTAGAAATTATATAGAAACATTAGACGAAAACTCTAAAAAAGAATTTTTTCAATTAGTGTCTGAAGATACAAAAGTTTTGGAAACTAAATTTGAAACTATTCGTGAAAGTGCAATTTCTAAATTAAATAATATTTTAGAAAAGGAAGAAGCACAAGAAATGAAAACAAGAATTTCTGAAACTATAGACAAAGTTAAACTCGAGAAGTTTGACCAACTTAACTTTTTAAAATTAAAGAATTTAGAAGAATCAATTTAATTCTGAATTTTTGCGTTGTATGTATTTTGCCTTTAAAATCTGTGCTCTTCTAAGTACAGATTTTTTTGTATACTCTTTTTTTTCAAACAACTTTTGAGTTTGTTTTGTTTTGATTACTTTTGATTTTAGGGTCTTAAGAGCTCTCTCAAGATTTTCCCCTTGGTTGATTTTTACTATTAACATATTCTAGAAATATCTCCGATTTAAAAAAAATTTTGACAATTAGGTATATATGTCGTATTTTTTGATTAACAAAATAAACGTATATAATATGAACATTAATGAAAAAAGGAAAAAGTGTAAAGCTTAACCTATTCAATCCCATTAAGTCTGTGTATGGAACTGTTGATTCTAAAAATTTAAAATCGGTATACATTAACATTCAATCGTGGGTAACACCAAAAGATGACTACGATAATTGGAACAGAGTTGTTTCAAACTTAGGAAGAGAAATAAAACATTCTGTTTTCGAATCCATAAACCCCAAACTATTTAAAGAAAAAAGTATTGTTGATTTAGACCTAAGGACGAGTGGAATATCAAAAGGAAAAAAATCTTTTTTTAATTTAGAAATTAACTTATATACCTTATGTGAAATGGATTTTAAATGTAATGAAATTAAAGATTCAGTAAAAACTATAGTAAAATCGGTATACAAAAATAACGTAATACAAAACAAATACTTTGAATTTTCAAACTCAAAAAAAGAAGTTACTCAATAAACTATTCAAAACGGTATATTTATCTTAAAAGATTAGATGAAAAATTTAAGAATTTTAGAGGCCAGCGAGATTGGTCATGGTATATTGATTGAAATGGATGCTGGATTTGTTTCCCCAACCGATGTTCGTAACATCGAAGTATTAAAAGAAGCAACAAATCTTGATTATAGAAATCCTTTTGAATTTTACGCGGTACTTCAGAAATACGATACACCAAATAGAAACGGTAGAACTTATCCTGAAAGAATATTAAAAAGAGAAGCCGAAAGATATAAACAATCCATTGCTAAAGGATTATCAACTTCAGAATTAAATCACCCTGAATCATCACTTATTGACTTAGATAGAGTGTCTCACATTATCACAGATATTTGGTGGGACAAAAATATCTTAATGGGTAAGCTAAAATTATTAACTTCCCCAGGGTTTCATGAAAGAGGAATCGTTTCAACAAAAGGGGACATTGCAGCAAATTTAATGAGACAAGGTGTTACTATGGGAGTTTCATCAAGAGGAGTTGGTTCACTTAAAAAAGTTGGAGAGAGAAACGAAGTTCAAGACGATTTTGAACTTATATGTTTTGACTTAGTTTCATCACCATCTACACCAGGAGCTTATTTGTTTTCAAATCCTGATGACAGAAATAAGTATGAGGAAAATTTAGACGAAGAAAGAAAAACAAAACAAGGGAATGATTATGTTGAGAAATCAGTTGACTTAATGAAAAAATTGAACGATTTTTTAGGAAAATAAAATTATGGAAGAAAAATATTTTGTAGCAAAAATTCAGTACGATTTTCCTGATGAAAATTCAGGAAAGATTAAAAAAATCAGAGAAGAAAAACTTGTAAAAGGTTTTTCAGTTACAGACGTTGAAGCGAAAGTAACAAAAAAATACGAGGGGTTCACACATGATTGGAGAATCACCGCAGTGTCTGAAAGTAAAATCGATGAAGTTATTGAATAATTGACTTAAATGTTAATTAATTTAAAAGTGGTCTTAATGACCACTTTTTTTGTTTAGGGGATATTTATATAAAAAAAATATATGAATTTCTTAGCAATATTAGGGGCTACCCCATCTCAACAACAACATGTTATTTCGGCCAATACTTGGTCATCTTGTTTGGCGTATTGTGAAGGTACTGGTTTAAGTATTAACTCAATACAATTGATTCCTCAAGCTACAATTCACTATAATGTTGTTGGAACAAATTCTTATCAGGTTACCGCATTGGATGCATTAGGTACCCCAATAATATGCATAGTTTGGGAAACCAATTTTGATTCACTCACATCTTGGTTGGATTCACAAGGATATCAATTAGTTAAATCAGTACAACAATCAAATAAATCTTACGTAGTGGTATAATCAAAATGAATTTTTTTTCATTTTGACACTATTTATATGATAAATTAAATAATTTTTTCATGCAAGAAAATAAAAACTTAGTACAAGAGGCGCTCATTCAAATGAAAAATGTTGAGGAGGCTATCGCCGAGAATGCAAAAGGAATACTTGCTTCAACTATGAAGGAAGAAATCAATCAGTTAGTAAAAGAATCTCTATCAGAACAAGATATGGAAGATGAGGTTGAATTAGATGTAGACATGGACGACGAAGACGTTGACATGGATACTGATAATGAGGATGATATGGAAATGGACATGGAATTTGACATGGACATGGATATGGATTCTGAAGAAAGTCCAATAGATTTGACTGACGCTTCTGACGAAGAAATTCTTAAGGTGTTTAAGGCTATGGGTGAAGAAGACGGAATCATCGTTAAAAAAGATGGTGAAGATATTCACTTAACCGATAATGACACT